CCCACGGACAGCGCTTGCGGCGCTTGTGCACTAACCTGCGAAAACGTATTAAACGATCCAGAATCAACGGGTGGCGACTGCGAAAATCCCAGTGCATTGGATGCTCCCCCTAGTAATCCAGCTATCCCGCCTTGGCTTGAGAACCCTTCCGTGATTCGGCCAAATAGAGATTTCGTGATGTCTTGAGCGATGAGTCTAGAAATCTCCGACTTGATTGACGAGACCAATTTCTGGAACGCCGAAGCCGCATTATCGCTACCATCTATGATGGACGAAAAGAAGTCATTCAATCCAGACTCGGAAACTTGCCGCGCCACATTGACGTACTCATCAGTGCCTTGCTTCAAACTCGCGATTGAATTCTTGATCGCTTCCAATCGGCTTACTTGCTCATCGCCAAACGCCGACTGATTCGCGTTCTTCAACTCTTCTAGTTTCTTTACTTCTTGCTCGAGCAAAATGATCTGCGTCTTGCGCACCTGCACAATCTTTTCTTGCGCCTCAAACGTGTTAAGGCTTCCACCTTTTTGTTGAATACTAATTGAATCCTCTTTTACGCGACTCGTCTCGCTAATGGAACTTACGCGACTCTCTATCTCACTGATCTGCTTTTGCGCGACCGTGGTGTCGATGAATAACTTAAACGTCACGGATTGCTGTATTTCTTGCGGCAGGCTCTTGAATTGATCAAGCAGCGACAGACGGTCTAACTCTGAATCTGGCTTGCCACGTGCACTATTCAGTTGTTGTGCAATCTCTACCTTCTTCCGTAAGATCTCCTCATTCGCCTTTACAATATTACGCGCAGCTGTGACCTCGATATTCTCTTGATCGAGGGTAAGCTTGTTGATCTTGCTTTGGATCTTCTCAACCTCCACGGCAGAGGCGAGTCTATCTTCTGGCTTGCGTTTCGTATCGCTAGATAATTCACGCTGCTGATCCTGGATCTTCTTCAGATTCTCTATCTGAAGATCCGTGGCAACAGAATCCTGCGCGGCGATCAGTGAATAAAATTCCGTAGCAGAAATTTTATTATCTTCATACGAGCGAGAGAATTCTAGCTTCCTGCGCTCGATGGAATCGATCTCAGTCTGTAGCGTTTCCTGACTAAGCTGCTCGATAAATTTCTGCGATGTTTCGACTAGTTCGCGGTCTATCTTGTCTTTCTTCTGCGAGTCTATTTTCCGCGCAATAGATATGAGTTCATTTTTTTGATTTGTTGTAAGCCTCTTGAATCGCTCATCCTCGACAATCGTCAGCTCTTCCGTCAGTTGTTTTTCTCTCAGCAACTGCGATAGCAAAGACCGCTTGAGAGAATCGAACTCTGACGCTCCTTGCTTTAGTTTTTTCGCCGCCGGCTCTTGAGATGGCAACACAATCCGCTTGCTGCCATCGTCGGGCGAAACTAGCTTCAGATTATCTATATCAGACTGTCTTAGAGCAGGGGCTTTGCGCTTTTCCGGGATGGGTGATCGCTGCCGAATGGATTCAGTCTGGGATTCTGTCGGAGGTGCTACTAGCCGCCTTCCATCTGTAATGGGTGGGATGCCGCGCTTCTGCCGGTCAATCAATGTCTTTAATTCCGGGCTTAAATCTTCAATTCTATTCGCGCCGGAATTAAGACTCTGAATCCCATTTTGCGGATTTATTTTATTCAGTTTCTCGATCTGATCACGAAGCACTTTAATGCCATCGGCAAGCCCGCGTAGAGAACTTTGCGCTGGGCCTAGGGTGCCGCCAGACAACCCAAATGCTTCCAGTAACTCATGCCACTGTTTAGACAACTCCGTAACCGAGCCCGTCAACCCCTTACTAAGACTCTCATCAAGCTCGCCATATCTCTTGACCAACTCTTTTATGATTATCTCTTGTTGCGCAAAAACGCCCTGCGTTTCCCCAACAACTTTAAGCTGCTCTTTTTGCGAGTCGGTAAACGCTACGCCGACATCTTTGAGTAATCTGAATGCCGCCTCTGGATCGGCGAGTGCTTTCGCTACGCGCTGCGCAGCGCTCCGCAGATCCTCATCGAAGAAAGCTGCGACGCCTTTTGCCGATTTCAATGCATCTTCAAATACACGATCAGAGATATTCCCAAACTTCAGTATCTCTGCCGCCGCCAATTTAATTGCGTCATCATCAAACCGCGACACAGCAGAAAGCGATTTAGCTAGCTCATCCAGTCTCTCTCGCGTAATCCCGGTACTACTACCAAGATTTTGAAAAATGACATCCAGTTTTAAAGTGGCCTGCTCAGACTCGGACGCCGCTTTCACTACCTCACTCGCGAACGCCGCGATACTCCCCACGCCGATGGCAGTTCCAATGCCAGCGAATACATTCTTTAGCCCCCCGAATGACGAGGCTATTTGATTGGCTGTTGTCTCCGACTGCCTCTTTATCCGATCAAGCGAATCTTGAAACTTCGCGAACCGCGCCTCGATGTCAATAAATAAGCTCGGCATTACTTGAAAGCTCCGAAGTGACTCAATGGATCGATGATGTCTGCTTTGACTTCCTCATGCTTCAAGAACGGCATGAAGTCTGCTGGTACTGCGGGCTTGCTATCTTTCTTGCGCATCTTGCCAGCATAGTTAGCGATTGTGGCGCATTGCACGCCCGTTAGGATATCTGCCTTGGTATATTCCCACGGCTCTTGCTGATTAAGCTCGCACCACAGGCCAAACTCCGCAGCGCTCATCGTTTCACCCAGCTCATCCAGCGTGCGCCCCAATGCTAACGCAAGCTTCATCGCCATTCTCACATCGGGGCGAGCTAGTTTTTTTCGTTCTCGTCCGGCGCAAGTCCGTTGAGAATCGCGAGTCTATCGATAATTCGCTTATACGCTTTTCTGTTCGCCGCCTGGAAGTCTTCCCACTCATTGAGCGTGTAGACCGGCTCGCCATCTTCCGCCCGCACTCCCTCGTGAATGAGCGCAATGTCCCACGCTACATTGGCTGCCGTTGCTTTGTCCTGCAACGACATAATCACGCGCTGCCTTAACGCATGGACCAATACAGGATCCGGCCCAATCTCCACTATGACTAACTCTTCAACCGGCAAAACCGGCTTAATAATTTGCTCTCTCTTAATCGGCATTACAACCTCGGGCTAGGATAGGTTCCCCAATCCTAGCCCCTAGCGACTAGTGATTAGGTTGCATAAATTGTGGGGCGACCGAACATCGTCATTGCAACAGACGTGCTTACTTTGTCCTGTGCATTGCCAGTCGGCAATAGCGTTGCGCCTACGTAGCCGTTAAACAAAACCTTCTGACCGCCGGCGAAGGTGAAGCGAATCGCGCGCTGCGCCTGATTGTCCGACGCGACTTTCAGCGCGAGCAAACCGGCATCTGCCGGATCCCAGATATTTTCGAACGTGTAAGTGGCCGCCGATGCCAAGCCAGGGATCTGCTTGCGCACGTTCTCGTGAATCGTAGTGGTATCGATAAAGTCGAAGTCACCACCCGCTGCCGTCAATCCTGTTGCCGTCGTCATCGACGTACCGAACGTAATTAGATTAGCCACCCCGCTAGTGAAAGTGTCATATAAAGTCGTGTCTTCCCCTTCCAGGTTGAACGAATTGGCCACCGAACCAGAGACACGAAACACACGACCGTCTACTTGATACATCCCGTTGGCAGTAATCAGTACATAGTCACCGTTCACATAGCCATGCGCCGTGCTGGATACTACGCCAGTAGTCGCCTTACTGATCGCGGTGATTGTTTTGTTAGCCCCAAGGACGGATTGCACACCCACTGCCACATTGGACCACTTAACGACGTTTGCCATCTTTGTCACCTTTCAATGTTCCAAGGTGGCAAGACGTTTTATCTGACGCGCGTACTATGCGCCAGAGTGAACGTGCGGCTCGGTTGTTTAGAAAACTACTTCTGCTTATTCAGCCAATCATCCCACGCACTAAGGATTCCCCTTAAGTGTCGTATGATAGCTAATTGGAAATCCAATTCTGCCTTATCTCTCGGTCCTGTTTTCAGGTCGTCCAAGAACCACTTCAATACTTCCACTACCTTTTTCTTACTATCTCCGATCACTGCCAATTCACCACTGATATGACTGCCGCAAATGTTTCTGTCTCGATGTCAAACTCCGGCCGCCTATCTTGAGCAACAAATCCTCCTGCTGCTAAGGCCACCATCGCAGCATCACCCAGCTGCTCAGACGTAGAACGAGTGGAGCCCATGCACCACACTTCAAGCAACACCTTGCTAGCTACCGCCGACGAAGTATGAATCGTATTAACAAATTCCGTTGACATCCGCGTCATTGCAATAGCCGGTAGCATTTTGTCATCTGGCACAAAGTCCGGATAGATGCGATCTCCGGTCATCCCCGTCACGGCGGGGGCGATCGACAGCGCTGTATAGCATTCCGTTTCAGCGCTCATCGGCTTGTCTTCTCATCGTTTAACTTGGCAATTCGCGTGTCTGCGATCGCAAAGAATTTACTAAGCGCTTCATTTCGCCCGCGCTGAAAAGCAGGGAGCAAGAACGGATACTGAACTACTGCCGCTCCCGCAGACCTGGACGCGACTCTTTGTTGCGTAGCTCTGCGTCTACCGCCTGTTATTTTATTCCCCTTGCCGCGTGGCATCCATCCGCCTTCCAGGAATTTCCCGTAGAACGTATCGCTCCGCAAAGCTCCTCGTATTTTTCCTCTTCCTCGGCCCTGACGGAACCCCACGAAATAGTGTTCTTTCCCGTTCGCCGCATCCTTGGATCGGCGAATATATATGTTCGCCTTAAGGGCTCCAGCGACGCGCCCCTTGCGCTTGTTCTCTGGCTTCAGTACCGGCACTAGTTGTGCGGCAATGCGTCTAAATACTCTGGCTGCTGCCGCCGTCGCTGCGCGCACAACCTTGGCAGACATGTCACGCCCTATGCCAGATAGATGTCTCTTCAAATCCGGCAGGTTAGACGCTACGTTAATCTCGCTAGCCATTGATGTCTTCGCCCTTCGCGATAAAGCTCAATTCTCCGCGTCGCTTTCTCGTCGCGTCAATCTCAACGATGTTATAGGGGATGCCACCAAAGACAGCTCGCTTGTCTAAAGACACATCCAAAGGTGCGCGCACTCTGAACGATACGACCGACTCGCCCAATTGCCGACGCGCAACCAGTCTATCTCGCAGTCTCCACGGTTCAGCCTCGGCCCATACTGTTTGCACGTCTAACCACGTAATCACCTCTCCGCCATACGCATCGCGCGTAACTTGCTTCTTCTGCAACGTGATGCGTTGATCTAGCCGACCGGCTTGCATGATTACTCTGGGACTCGGTAGAAATCTAATAGCCCGTTCATGAACCCGGATAGTGTTTCACCTACTGCGTTTTTTTCCACAGTGAGTTCCGGCGTTTTGTACGCCTCTGCGACCGCCGCCATAATCCACAATCTAATTGGCTCAGGCACCGACGACGCCGCGCCGTAACCTACCACTATGCGCACTTCCACGCATTGCTGCCTATCATAGGTCGTTGGCCATGTCTTCCCGCTCACTGGCGAAATCCTGGGCCGCATTGAAGCCGCATCAATTTCATAGTTCGTCGATAGCCACGTCTGCTGCGCGTTAGCCTCATCGTAGTATTTGATGTGCGTCACGGACTGCAACGGCGACAATGGCACTCGCAACGGCGCGATGCTAGGATCCCATCGAGGGATAGACCAACTCCACGATCCAATCGGAAAAGAGTCGATTAACCAATCCCATGTCTGCGTCAATAACTTCCGCCCGTTAAGCCGGGACTCGGCCACTGACTGGGCCGCACGAATGTAATTCGTCAGCATCACATCGTGCTCGTTATGTTCAACCCGGAGCTGATCCTTTACCTCTTCTAACAACACCACATTCCCTGCGGCAGGAGTTACTTCCTTAAGAAAGAGGGGCATTACATGGGCCTCACGTCGATGATGATGCTCTGCTCATCCACCTCTGCGCTACTCAAGGTGGCACGGCACAAACACGTGTAACGTGTACCAATTGTGCCGCCACTCAACCTAACCAATGCCACCGTGCCAATCGGAAACGTGCGCCCATTAGAAACTACAGGCGCGCCATTCACTTGTTCAGACACTTTCGTCAATCCAGCCGGTATCGTCCATGTCGCCGTCGAAATAGTTACGCCCGAAGAAAGTCGATCTAGCCATGCAATGGAATAGTCCAGCGTGCTGTCGGGATCTTTAATAATCTCAACCCCGTAAGCCGACTCGTAAAATCCCGTTCGCATTAGTGCTCGTCCGAAGAAGGTAAAGGAAAGATTCTGATATCCGTATTCAATTCTGCAATGTCTTTCTGTTTAAGCACATACACTCTTGAGGCCCGCCTACTAATCGTCAGCATCTCATAGCTAAACACCGGCACAATCACCGGTGCCGAATGAACAATTACACTGAGCGATTGCTGCCATATTAAATACCCCTGCGGGTAGATCTGTTGGCGCTTCCAATTCCCGAACAATGCCGCCGGGTAAATCGGCGCTGCCGGAAGAAATGGCAGTATCGACTTGTCTCGCACAATGTAAGGTGCGATGCTTGTCGTTTCGCCTCTCGCAACAACCGC